ATATATCCCAGGAACAAATGAACCAGTTACCTTGGGATATGTGGGCGTCCACTGGTGAGCATTAACTTGCGCACACAGCAGACACCCGAGTATCATCATAACGAAGCGCATTGTTTATAGTGCTATACAATTCGCTTCAACGATAGCAGTGTAAGTACCGCCAGGAAGTGCCTTGTTAACACCATAGTCTGCTGTTGATGAAACAGCAAACCAAGTGCTACCAGTGAACTCAAGGTCGATCTCTGTGGTGCTATCATATGTGATTTTCGTTGTGTCATATGCTGACATCTGAGCATCAGAGACCGCATCTACAGCAGTAGATCCATTCCATGTTACAGTGTCATTCAACGCAGGACTCTGAGAGAAAGACGATGGATGCGTGATAACCGCCTTGTATGAATCAGCGATAACTACATCGTATCGAATCACTGGAGCAACTCCACCGTCAACAGCATCAGTGCTTAATTCACTAGATGTTGGGTTTCCATAGACACCCTGTTTGTCGAGAGTTACAACACACTTTGACTCTACATTACCTACAATTGGTGCATCAAGAGCGAATGCATTCACCGAAATAAACGCAATCGAAGCAGCCAAAATTTTCTTGAACATTACTGTTCTCCTTTGTATTGAGATTTTACTAATTTTTCATGAAGTAAGTCTTGCGCAAACTGTAATCTACGACCCCGATTATTCCTCGGGAGTCTAGAATCCTTTAGGACTACCGTGTCCTCTATTTTCGTATCAGGCAGAGTTGTGAAATATATTGAAGAAAAAGTATTTAATGCCATCATCTGCTGTTGTTTAGCAGTGTCCTCGGCATTTTGTAGTGACCTGTTAACTATACCCAAAATATTTTCTAGGTCAACTTCCTCTTCATCTTCTTCTTTTTCTTCCGCGACTCTTAATCTTTCTTGTTCTTCTTCGTCATCCTCGTCGCGCATAGTCATCTCACGATCGAGTTCGTTTTGTATTACGTCGTCAGCGAGTGGATCAACTGGTTCGACGTTTGGTATGTCTGGCACTTCAGGTTTATATCCTGGGCACTCTGGATCGGATTGTGGGTCGAAGCAAGTGTCATACTGATACGTGTATGCTACAAATGGTTCAACAACTTCACCTTTCCCTTCCCATTCAATACTACCGTCGCCCCAACGTTCGATCGGAACCTGACCGACTCGTATAACCTTATTTATAGTATTTCCTGGAATACCTGTCCAGTCATCCTTTTCACGAAAAATGTACTGCCCTTCATTTTGTGCGTCTTCATTTTGCACATAAACTATCATAGCATCTTGTTCGTTCTTGATAGTCGTGTAACTATAAATCACATTACTAACAGTCAACCCTGTCGCCTGAGGCAACACATTGGACATAACCCAATTAAGGCCAGCATCCGCTGCATTGGTTGTTGTACCAAATACTTGCTCAGAGTAGGAGTAAGAGTGCCAACAACCCAGCAACACCGCCACTAGCAGCTGCTGTGCTCTTTGTAGTCTCATCTAATCCTTCCTTCGGGACTTCTGGTTGATTTTCCATCTCACCTGACGCCAACCATGCTGCCTTTGCCTCATCGCCGATTAATCCGTCATATGGGCATGGCGTTCCTGCGTTCATCATCGCCGTAAACACTCGCTCGTCTTGACACATCATAGAAACAGCAGCGACCTTCATACCCATGTCGTACAAAGTCTTTGCGTTCTTGAGTCGTTCACAGTTTTCGTCTGTAAACTGCGTACCAGTAGAGATACCAAGGATTTGAGTTTGAACAGCACCAGCAACTCCGAAAGTACAGAGGTCAGAGTTTGATGTGTTAATGGTTGGTGTAATCGCCGATGCAGGTGGCGATTTTATTGTTGTGGTGGTAGCACCATTCGTTGTGATTGTACTGTTGACTTCCGACTTAGTTTCTACCAAATTGGGGTTAACAGCATCTTCCTGCGCATATAATGCGGGAGCAATGGAGAATGCAAAAATAATAATGCATCCAATCAGCACAATCTTTATAAGACTCGAGTCTAACTTATCCATCGTACAATTCCTAATGTAATGAATCTAACAAATCAAATCAGATTTGCATTTTATTATTCAATATTACAAAGGAATTAAAAAGTTAACACCCAGATCAAAACATGCTATGTACCGAAAGGTATTTAGTCAATCCTTTCCGTACATCTTAGAAAATGCTTTTGTGTACTTAGATGGTTTAGTTTTTGCGGTTGCATCACCAGGAGCTTTCTTATATGCTGCTGGATTGTTGTCGTCCATATCTTGCCCTTTCTTAAAATGGGCATCGCGACGTTTCTTGATTGCTTTTGATAGACCCTTGTGGTATGCCTTTGGTTGAGAACCTTCACGGTCTTTGATGTCTGGATCTTGTGCTGCTTTATACTTCTTATCTTTTTCTGCTTTCAGAGTTGCGTATCTTTTCCCGCCAGTAGGCGAAGGAATAAACTCTGCACTAGAAACATACTCATCTAACTTTTCAATGGCATCTAACCATTTACGCACAACCTTATCTTCGCTCAGTTGAACGATAACATAGTTGCTGCCCAGATGGGTAATAGTACCGACCTCTTCAGATTCTTTTACAACAACCTGATCGCCGACTTCGAACAACTCTCCTTTTACAAACTTCTCGCGAGTCTCTGATACAGGATCAAGTTCTACGTGACGTTTGAATACAGTTTCTTCTTTGATTCCCATACCGTTGCGCACATCAACGAACAACTTCTTCGCGTCCTTGTTACTCATAGATCCGAGACCTTGTGAGAAACTTGCGAAGTCATTATCTGCTGCGAACGCACGGAGTTTAGAAGCAGACATACCCTCTACACCTTCGGCATCAGGGTCGCGTGCTCCAGCAGAAACTACTTGGATGTTCTTGAAGTTATAAAAACCGTGACGTCCTTTCTCGCCGTTGTACTTGTCGAGCAATGTTTTAAACTCTCTTACACGGTCAGAACCTACGACCATGACCAAGTTCTTAAAACCTTGCTCATACAAATATGATGCAGCGTCAAAGGCAGTGCGAATCTTCTTGTTGATCAGAACACGGCGAGCGTGACGAGGAAACATTTTACGAACATGTTTTACCTTCGAACCATAGTCGAGAGGATTTTTCTTGGCGTCTTGTGACTGCGACAAGAAAACGAAATAAGGGTTCTTACCTGCATTTTTTGCGAGCATGTCCAACAACTTCTGATGACCAGAAGTTGGGGGGTTCATACGACCGAAGGTAAAGTAAGCGACCTTTGCTTCTTCTACCAGATAGTCATTGAACGACTTTATCATCGTCGTCTCCCTACGATTACATTACGAATTATTTCGCTGATTGCGCTGCTTTCTTTCGTTCTCTATCAGCTTTCCGAACATCAGGGATTAACCTTCTGGCAATGCGATCAATGCGAGGACCCATCTTATCAAGTTTCTTTTCATATGCTTGACGTTGCGCAAAACCTAACTCTGACTTAGATTTGCCTCTGGTCAATCTTTTCAGAATCATGAGTCTTGCTTTTTTCTTTGCTCGCTTTTTGATAACATCCATAGTTGGTGTTCTTCGCATTGCGCGAATCCTACCAAGTTTGATACGTGCCTTCATCTTCTTCATTTGAACACGTCGCTTGATGCGCTGAGCATGCGTCAGTGCTTCTTCTATCTTCTCACCTTCAGGTTGATAAGAAGCATACTCAGCATTGCTGCCAGCACCTTGTTGCTTATGTCGCTTGTGCGCCTGATAGTTGATATACTCTCCAGTTCCTGGGACGTAATCAACGACGACGAAGTCTTTAAATGAGAGCGGTTTTGCCACGTTTAGTTCCTACTAGGTTTATCCCATCCTTTCAATATATCTGGTGAAAAGTTGTTATATGAAAACTCCATACGATCAACTAACTTCACCGCATCACCACCAAGTTTGTCGATAGCAACAAATCCTTCTTGACCTGTTACTTTGTAACCCTTGCGTGTTTTGACAAAAGTGCCTATATTCGCAAGAGCGTTTAGTTTATTTATAAGCATTAGTTTCGCCAATACAATATTCTTTTGCAGTTCAAACATAGCGATCAATGATGCGGTGTTTTGCTTCGAGAAGAACGCCATAATTCTGTTGAGTTTTTCTCTTTGCGTTTTCTTACCACGCTCCGTGGATCGCTTGTCCATCTCTGCTTTGTACTTTGTGCGCAACCAACGCTGTAACGCGATTACGTGTCTGCGCGAGTCTTGTATCACCATACCCTTACGAACGAAAGTGTTGTTAAACTGTTCGATCAACTGAGCGAGTTCTTGGTTCGCTTCAAGTTGCCGCAGGGTGCTACCAGCAATCTTCTGGAATATCTTACCAGCAGTTGACAAATACTCAGTGACTTCTTTTGTTTGACGAGCAGTCAAAGTGGCAGTCGTCACGTCACGGAGCATAGCATCCTGACTCCAAACCTTACGACTGTTCTTCAGAGCACCAACGTTGACGCCGAATGATGCTCGCATACTTTCAAACGTATCACCAGTGTATGTTGTATGCCACACGATACCGATACGAGCAGTCTTCACTTCTTTCGCCGCAGCACTACCAGTAGGCAAAGCATACACGATAGTGTTGGGATGAAACGTGACATAACTATCGCCGCCAATATTCTTGGTCGTTACATCGCCAGGACCAAACAAGAAGTCTCCCTGTATGACACCCTTGATGCCAAGAGCAGGAAGTTCCTCAAGAGCAGCGTTGAGTTTTACGTTCAAGTCGCCGGAAGTGTCGGCGTCGACATCTGCCTTCGTCTTGTACACTTTAGGATTCTTGTTGAAGATACCCTTCTTCGCCACGAAGAACTTACCGTCGCGAGGGTCTATGCCTGCGAAGATAGCAGGGGCACCGTCCCACTTGACGGAGATATCGCCCTTATGTTTGCCAGCAAGCATATCGCGCAGGGAACGAAGTGCGTTGATCGCCTGACGAGTTCCCTCAACCCCACCGTAGAGGACTTTGTCCTCGATGTGAGTCATGTGAGTGTTCTTCGCCTCAGAGAGCATTTGATGTGTCATAAACGATTTCATACGCGCATTGTACTATATCTGGACACAAAAGTAAAGGATTGTTTTGCTATATGCATATAACTTTTAGTTATTTCCAGTTATCATTGCTGTACTAAAATTCCTTCAGCAAATACTGATCCAAAAGTAGAACCTGACAAAGACCTTAACTGCATTTCAATGTCGGTTTTTTCGTCGTACTTAAACGGTGCCTGTCTTACAATGTTCATGTTCTCAAAAAATGTGGTGTCAGCAACTCTAAGTTCACGAGCAGAAGCATTATTGGACACCAAGAAGTTTCTAAATCGTGCTGCTTTACCACCGTTCGCATCCGTACAGAATGCGTCAATACGAGTCAGAAAGAAACAGTATCCCGCAGGAACAGTGTAAACTGCCTTTTGACATCTACCGTTACCCGCTAGAATAACCGCATAGTTGTTTACGCCATCACCCAAAGTGACATTTCCTGTCGCATTGCCCGAGATGATTATCATATCGTTCACACGAAGATAAGAATTTGAAGTGGTTATGGGCGTTGTTCCTGTGAGAGTCTTTGTCTCACTGACTGAAAGAAAGTTCTCGTCCAAACCTTGAATCAATACAACAGCTGTTGTGTCACCGATTGCACTACTCACAAGACTGAGAGTAGATGCTGACGATGGGAAAGTGTAGTTGCTCGCTTCTTCCCAAGGAGTTCGAAACTCTGTGGTAACGATATTAGCGGCACCTCCCGTAGTTCCAAAGATGTTACGAACTGAGTACCCTTCAACTGTTCCATCTGCAATAGGAATATTTGCAGACGAACCAAATGAGTTGATGATATTGCCGTCTTTGTCAGCAAGCATCTGGACTTCATAGATGTCCTCGTTGTTGCCGAGCATGCGTTGAAATAGTTTGTTCCACTGTGCCATTTTAGTAAACCTTTGCGTATGGTCCTGATAGTTCTGACTCGGATCCAGCATAGTTCACTAGACCTGAGGCGAAACGATCCTTATCTTTCTTTGACATTGATTCGACTATGGAAATAAGTTGGGTTGTCATGATCTTAGAGACAAACCAGTTCATATCTTTTTCCATGACTGCTTTATAAAAATCGTACTCGTCCATCTTAGGTGTATCTGGACAAGCATTGTACCAATCGTAGAACTTTTTGATTGTTTCTTCGTTGCGATCACTAAGTTCTCTTTGAGGTATAAATGTTTTCGATGGTCCAACGATCATATCGACCAACCCTTTGATCGGACCACCAGACATCTTACCCATGTTCGCGTTCTTACCTTTTAGTTCGCCCTGCCATGTAGTGCCGAACTTACGAAACTGCGCTTTCCCACCATTGAAGAAAAGGTATCCATCTCCGGACTCAAAGAATCCACGGAGACCAGTTGTTGTTTTTTCGTATTTGAACGTCGGTCGTTCCCTACCCAAGTTCAGTTCTTTGTAAGTAACAGTTCCTACACATTTCTTGAGAGAAACACCAACGATATCCTTACTCTTAAAATTCTGAATCAACATTTCGTTTAGTTCAACAAAAGTTTTAGCGGAAGTCAGGGGAACGTTCGCTCCTTTTGGTGTGGTCATCCATATGTCAGCAGGACTCCACTTATTCGCGTCGCCGAACGGTCTACCTGCTTCTCTGTTAAGCAGGTTTACATGCTTATACAACTTGTCGACCCAAGCAGAACCGCGATGATGTGTATAAGATGAGGAAGGGAACTTCTTCTTCAATTCTTCTGCCACCAACTTGGAAGATGCAATCCAGTCGTCTGGCAGTTTGGTTAGCACGTTGTCGATTTTCTCGTCGACGTCGTACTTACTGCTGGCACCTTTGAGTCCAGCATGAGTGTATGGTTTCTTGGCGTAGCAAGCAGCGTTATAAACGCATTGAGCAGACTCAGCGAGCTTGGTGATGTCAGAACCTGCGCCTGATCCCCCGCCACCTTTTATCTTTGCTTCAACGTAATACGTTCCGATTTCGGTACGACCAACAGAGGATGAACCACCTTTGGGGTTGTACCTTCCCCTCAACTTAGTGGCAATGTTTCTCAATGCACCCTCTCGATCGCCACCCTTTTCGAGTTCGACGACCACCGTGCTTCGAGTCTTGCCTTGCTTGAGATCTGTGTACCCACACTTGTCGAGTTGGATTTTTAGATCATCTGTTGAACGGATTGCCATAGATACCTTCCCTTTGGATGTATCTATTTATATCTCTTCTTCCATCCACTTCTTGAAGAGTTTTTCTTCTAGGCGTCTCGCCTCTTTCTCCCAAGGAGTGTCGTTCTCGCCATACTTACCTTTTCCGTAATGAATCTTCCTGCCTTTCCAACGCGAAACAGGCAGATCCCATTCGTCGGGATGCTGAGTAAGTTCTCTTCGGAGATACTGACGAGCATGCACTAATTCGTGTGCAGTAGTTTTGAGTTTATCTTCGTAGGAAATAGGTTCGCCGAACTGACGAGTCGCAACCTGTATGGAGATTTCACGAGAATCACCTGTACATAATCCAAACGCATTATCTTCTAGTTCGCCGTAGTGCCACCTGAAATCAATCCATCCGCGAAGTTTATCAATACCAAGTTCTTCGCAGCACCATTCAACGAACTCCTCAATGTACTGAGGAGTCCTCGCATGATAATAGACCAACATTAGTATCGACCAAGGATCTTGTCTAACTTCCGTCCCATATCATAAATCTTACGATCAATGCCATGTTGAATAGAAGTTTCGATCTGCCAAGCAGTTCGATCAACAGTTCTCTGAATCACACGATCAGTCGCTGCTTCTACACGACCAGAACGGTCACAACTGTAGTGATACAGGGTGTTGGTGGATGCGCGATACGAAGGTTCGCGAGCAGATCCATCAGGTTGACAACCCTTGCCGCCATAAACAACTTTGGCGTTTGAGGGGATAGTGATATCAGCACTGTGAGTTTCTTGCGAATGAGCGCCGATCACTAAAACTACAAATATTGCAAACAGATACTTTGTCATAGGATTTCCTCCTTTGCCCTATTTATAAGACTATTATGACTGAAACTGTATACAAAAGCAAATAGAAAAAAGTCATTTAAAATCAATGACTTGTGACTGCGACCCCGTCTACACCGCTCTCCAAAATATGCGGTGGACACATCAGGACATCTCTACCATGCCCTCGCAGTCGTACCCTTACGTTTCCCTCTTTTGACCGGAACCCTGCTCCTTCCTTGTTAGCAGGTAATCTACGTGATCGAGATTCAACGGTTCTTCGTCGAACGCTCGCATCATGTTACACATATCTTCATACAACTCATCAGGTATATCACCAAATGGACTTATAGGATTAGTCGAATAATATTTGACATTGCCCTTATCATCATAATAGATCTCGTGAATCTGATATCCCAGCAGGGGATCAGTCTTAGGGCGATGCGCTATCCTGTAGTTCCAACTCATACTGGTCTCTCAACTTCAAGAACTCACCCACCCATTCGTCACGGTGTTCGATGAATACTTGAGAATCTCCTTCTTGCGTTGTAATGATTGTGACTAACTGAGTCACAGGTATTCCAGTCATTTCTTCAAACATGACTGCGTATGCAGCTTCCTGCTTGAAGTAGTTATATATCTTAGATCGAGTCTTTCGCCTCGCAGCAGTTTTCCAGTCAATCACTGAAAGTTTGCCGTCATACTCGGCGACCATATCCACAGTACCTGCTGCTCGCAGATACTCAGAATACATTAGTCCCTCAATCAACCTAACATTGTCGATGTGCTCATCAGCAACATCACGCAGGCGACCGAACATGTCGCGAGCGTTTGGCATTATTACGCCAGTGGACTCTTTCCCTTGTATGTAGTCCTCTATCAAAGTATGGACTGACGTGCCACGTTGAGTTGCTTGCCGAGATATTTTGTTCGCTTGCTCAGCACCAACTCGGCGTCGCCATTCATGTAATGCCCTCTTGGTTTTCTTACAAGAGGAAAGGACGGTGGTGACAGAAGGGTACGGAACTGCCTCCCCATCCTCTTTTACATAATGACGTTTACCGTTGACGGTGACGCGCTTGATCTTGGGTAACTCGATCAAGTCCAAATTAAATTTTTTCATAACTAAAAAAGTTCGCCAGAGAAATCCGTGTTCAAAGTTTTACCAAGAATTCTTTTTGCTTTGCCAAGATGCCCCTTGTTGTGTTTAGACCAGTCCCGAGCATGAAGTCCATCACGCCCAAAGTCTGCTACTGCTAGAGCATACTTATTATTTAATGTGCGCACCATATGCACTTCTACTGGTGCGTCTTTCCAAGTAAACTCCCATGCCCATCTCAACTTACCATATGCGTCGTGATCTGCTTGGGCGTCTTGTTCGAAATATGAAGAAAGAAGTTCTACTGCCACTAGAGCAGATGGGTTGACTTCTTCTATATTTTCAAGTTCCATTAAAGTAATCCTGCTACAACCTTAATCGCGTCAATCGCCTTGACTGCTTTGTTCTTAAGATCTTCTGTTTCTAGTTGATCTTGAATACGAGCGAGGTCAACAATATCTTCGACCAACTCCTCATACTCACCCTGAGTTATGTGTCCAGCGTCCAAGAGTTCTTTGTACTCCCGAACTTTTATTTCCGCTGCTTTCTGCCAAAGTTCTAAGTTCATTTCCTACCCCCGAAAACTTTAAGTGCTGCTTCAGAGGCATCAGCGATACTGCCTCGCTTGATCTTACAGTACACATCACTTGGTTCTTCTTTTTCTGCTAGTTCTGACACCAAAGAGTGCAGGTCATTATAGATCCCTTCAATGTTGTCATTCAACCTATACTTTCCATAGAGAACCAACTTGGCGCTCTGTCGTTTCATAAACTGTAACTCTCTAGGATTACACCAGTCTTTCGTTGGCATACCAGCAACGACTTGTATTTCCGCTAGAGTATCAAACTCGTTGTTATCGTACTTACTAGGAACCCATTTTCCAAGTTCCGCACAACCAACGATGAATGTTGTCGCAACTGCAAATACTAGATATCGCATATCTCTACCCCATAAGTAGAATTGCTTTCAAGTCCTTTACAGACCACCCACTCATCCTCGCTAGTTGTCGAAGGGTCACATCCCAGTGCGTATCAAAATAATCTCGCACCCTCTGTTCAGTCCAAACGCCTGACGGCATACATCACCTCCTCATACGGGCAAGATCTTTCGCTTGCTCGTCGTCAATGACAGGTACAGCGTTCGACTTATGCATCGTCGCGATACCCTTGACCAGAGTCCCTGTATACTGTTTCTTCTCAGGAGCAGCGCAGGGACCACCCTTCGTACAGTCTACCGAAGCATAGACCTGACCTTCATCGCGACGAACAGGACCACTACGGGCAGTCATCTCGGAAAAAGCAGGTCGCTTATATTTAGCGTAGACCTCACCCTTGGGTTTACTTTTCTTGATCTTACGACCAGTAAAATCGTGAGACATAGAACCATAAATGCGCATAGATGCACCTCCTATACTTTTATTATGCCTCAATCAAGGAGGAAAAGCAAGAGAAAAAACTCTAGTAAGATCAACGACTTGCTTCGTTCTTGTCCATAGTCATTTTCAAGTTGCCATAATTGAACGAGATAGCAACTCTACTCTTATCAGGGTCAACGTCTTTTTGGGGGCGAACCTCATGCTCCAACCAACATGGCCAGCAGTTCAGTTGACCAGTTGTGGGGTAGTGGGTGTACAGCATATCTTCACACCTTTCTCCTGGTTCAGAATGAGCAATCAACTGTCCATGAGGATTTCTGTATCTAATCTTAGTTGAGTTTTCGTCCGCATATGGATAATAGGTTCCTGCGACTAATGCGTATGGATGACTGTGTAATACATGGTCATCACCCTCGTTGTAAACTGAGAACCAATAGTCAAGGAAAGGTGGGCAATCTATTTTTCTTTTGTCCGCGAAAGTCTTGGCGGCATTCTTCATACAGTTTTCTAATGCGATGCGCCATGGCACTTTTAACTTCATGTACTCATTAAATTTTTTGTCATGATAACTTGTATAAGAATTATGTTTAGCAAGAGTCTCCCTAACATAATCACTTATTTCTTCATGAGGCAAATCTACTGTAGTAAACAGTATAGGAATCGGCCAGATTTCTTTAAACTCAAAATCCTTGATCATTCTCATGTTCCAGATCATGTACGTGCAGAGCAATCAAGGCATAGTGGAGAACCTTCAGCAGATCCTTACGATTCTTTCCTTCTTTGTTGCCATAACGCTGAGTGTATTTCAAAATGTTACCAAGGCAGAAACCCTCGCCATGACCACCGTCGATAATAAACTCAGTTGCTTGGTATTTGTTTTTGGAGTAATGCTCGTCGTAAGTTGAGTTGACATAATCTTCCAACTCACTGATCAACGCAAACTCATTATACCGATAATCAATTCCCATCAGTAATCCTCACCATCTTTGTATTGAGTTCGAATGTCTGCAAGAGGATCAAACATTGCGTTCTCTTTAGTCTTACCGCCGATATCCTCAGTGCCGTCAACAATGCGTTCCATGTATCCAATCAACGCACTTGCCATAGTTACATCTGCTTCTCCGCAGATTTGTTTAAACTGTGCATGCAGATACTCGGGAACACGAATGTTAAACATCCGAGTGTTACCTGATCTGTAACCGTCACCTTTGCTCATTTGAATGCCAAAATAATCAGTATGCCCAACAATAAAATATTTGTGAATGCTATCTCTACCGCAAGGATAGTATGATACCAAACCCACCTTGCCTGATAAACTTCCTGCACTTGTTCATTATCTGCACCAGGAAGTTTCTCAACGATAACAGTATCTATAGGGTTTTTATCAAGGGGAGTTCCCAGTAGTTTCTTAATCCACATCATACGTTCCACCACGCTGGTACTGGTCGCTTTGTCCATTTGGAGAAACTTGCCTTCGCTTCTCTGTAATAGTTTCTGTAGGACTCGATGGAGTCTCCTTCCACGATGCATTGAGGGAAGTGCGACATTGCTGGAGGTGGTTCGACAAATGGTTTGTCGTCAATATTTTGAGGGGGACGAGATAACGCGACGCCAAGCTTCGACCAAGACATATGAGTTTTTCCATAGCGCCAAGTGTACTCCTCGCAAAGTTTCGTCCACAACTGATACAACCAATTGTAGTTATTCTTACTTTCGCGAACCCACGCTGCGCTGGGATGATTGATATGACTTGCTTTGTACAGTAGAGAATCCATAACAGGTTCGGGATGCTTCCATCTTTTGATTCTTCTGCCATTAGCAGTCTTGTCATACCACTCATCCCCGTCGAGTACACGATGTGCAGTCGAGAGCATCTGTGGATACTCGATGTCCATCTTGACACAGTGCTTGTCGTTGTGCTCTTTGGCGCACTGCTCAGGGTCTTCGTGTAAGTAAAATATATTCATAGATATAGTGTACCGCTATCTGCGATTAATGTCAAGTTTTCTTTTTGTTCCTTCTTTGCCATTCTACCCAACCCTTTCTCACTTTATCAGTTGGATCATCGGCAAGGTTGATACCGTGCCCGTCATCTTCGGGTTCAGATTCGATTACTTCCATGTCTTCCATTTCTTCAGCAGGAGGCAAATCTTCAATCTCTTCATACTGCCCCATGACGTTCGCCGCATCATCTACCGCACTAGGGGGAGAAGGTGCATGATCCCAATCTACTTTAGTCTCTACCACATTTGGTGGATCAAAACTAGGAGTTGGTGTTTCAGGCAGTAACTCTTCTACATCAACAACGTTCTCTCGGTCAACCTTTAGATTCCCATCATCGGTGAACATCCTAGACTGCTTACGGGTGGAGAAACCCATGGTTGCGGCGAGGAGGAGGATGACTGCGAGAGGATCGAATACAGTAACAAGAAGGATAATAACGAACCTAACAGCACGATCGAAATGGTTTTTAGCATCGTCTTCTCCATAGATTAACTCAGCAATATATTTAAGTGGCCCGACTTCAACTTCAATCGCCAGCGATTCTTGCTGGAGCGGTGAGAGGTCCTCTTGGATTTCGTCAATTCGTGTGTACGCAGCATCGATCGTCTCGTTGAGTGCTTGCCTCTCACTTGATTGACTTTCGCGTACCGCAATCGAACCTGTAGGGCCACGAATTCTGTCATACTCAATGAGTACAGAGACTTGTTGGTCCAGTTGCGTGAGAACCGTTTCTGCATCTGCAATGATTGATTGCTGGCGTGCAATCTGCTTTTCCAAGTTGCTGATTTGAAGTGCATTATTGCCCCCAATTGATATCGAATGTTCCAAGTGTGCCTTCGACAAGAAACCGAAGATGCCCAAGGAAGTGATCACCATTAACACAAACACTGCTGATGTAAGATAAGTCTTCATCAACAGTGGTACTTTCTTCCAGTTGGCGTGTAACCATGCAGCAGTTACCAGTTTGCCAACTTCCAATACACCACCCATAATGGCGATCGCTATCGCCGCACCCGAGAAGATTGCCATGAGTCCTACGATACTATACCACGCAGCGACTCCAGCAATCGACAATGATGTGAGCAATGTTATCCAGTGCAATTAGTCCTCGCTTGATGACTCCACGATCATCCCTACCTTTTTCAGATCTTCTTGTTCGCCTGACATTTTAAAGATACGACCATCTGCTGTTGCTACTGAAATGACCTTCTTCAACATGCGAACATTCCCAGAAGGGTATTTAGGATCTTTTGGATACGGCCAGCGAAACCCTACGTGGACAACTTCACCATACATTCGATCTGAGTTCAGACTGGGTTTCCAAGAAACCTTTCTGCCAGGAACATCAACTGGGGGTGGGATCTGCTTCTTTCTCATCTTCTACCTCTACAATAAAATCACAGTTGGTGATAAAGTTGCCTGTGTTGTACGAATCCATCGTAGCAACATAACACTCGTGGTCCCCTACGCGGAGTAAGGGGAAAGATTCTCCTATCTTGTTAGCATACCACTTGCTGCTATCGTCACAAGAAATAACTTTTAGTCTCATGCCAAAAATATCTCCAAGTTGAAAGGTCGGGTCATGTACGGTTTTACGAATTCAGTAGGGAGTGGTTCGCGAAGTTCTTTGAACGTGCGATGCTTTTTGCTGAAAGGCAACAACTTGGTAAACTTCTCCCAATCTTTAGAACCTTTTTTACGCATCGCGATCAGGCGACCGCCATGACCACCCTCTATGAGATAATCATGCTGAGGAACTTCGTAATCGACTTTCGAATACGTTGTCGTTTCTCTCAATATTTTCATCATCAAACCTTCTTGCTATGTGCTTTTGCCTACGATCATCCCAGATATAGTATAAACTAGGACGACCATTAATGTCAAATGATACCGCAGACTTGTAACCCATCTTCTCCATGTGCGGTGTGCCCTCATGAAGAAACTTCACAGGATCCGCCCATTCTAGAGTTTCGGTCGGGATAGTATCAAGGACTTCGCTTTCATGAACGACGTCCGCAAACATTCGGAGCATCATTAAAGATACTCCGGACCAGTCCAACGAACCCAAGAGAAGTCGCCATCGAGGATGTTTCCTCGCGCTTGGTTGCGGGCAGGTGCTGCCCAAGATGCTGCTTTCAGGATATCGCCAGCACGGAACTTCTTGTCA